CCGGTCGCCGGCATTGAAGAAAAATCCTGAAACCTAAGAGAAATCAAGGGTTTCAGGGTTTTTTCTTTACCTTAAAATATGCCGTAGGGGCAAAATAGGGGCAAAATACTAAAACTATGAGATAAGATTTATTGAATCAATAGTTTTATTATCATTCGCAACGACCTGCTGAGTGACATGTATATATATGTCCTGAGTGACATCGCTACGACCGTGGCCCAGCCTTCTTGCAATCTGATCTGGAGTCATACCATTTGCAGCAAGTAAAGAGGCGTGTGTGTGGCGTAGCTTGTGAGGCGATATCTGGTGATTAAGCACAAGCTTAGATTTTCTTTTTAGATAATTATCATACGCAGCATATGATATATATGATCCGGTAGAGATGTCTGGAATAAATAGGGTCGTTGACAGATTCCGCTCTAACATCTTTTCTTTCCTCCATAATCGTATCTTTTTGATTACAGTAATCAATTCCGGCTGAATGTGAATATCTCTGATAGAATTATCCGTTTTAGGAGTAGTAACCACATCGTTATTTGAATCATATGTTTTATCTATGTGAATAGTGAGGTCTTGCAAGCTTACATCAGTATCTTTGAGCGCCGCAAGCTCTCCAAAACGCAGTCCAGTCAGGACAAGAAATTCAGTGACATAATACCAATGCCACATATTTTGATCTTGCATATATTCAAGTAGTTTTGTGATTTCGGCTGGTTCAAGATATTTACTCTGTGTGTTTTCCTCCTGTGTCTGATCTGTGAATAATTCAAGTTTACTGATAAGCCGGTAATTATCGTGGTAGTCATTTTTATATCCCCAATTAAGCATGGCTTTAAATCTCGTAATATATGTATTAAGCGTTGATATATTCTTACCACTGTCAAGGAATCTACTGTTTACATACTGAGCTGATAGATTGTTGACAATAGCATCTTCATCTAAGATATCAAGAACAGAATTGATTATTATATTATTTCGTTTGGTCGTAGATAACTTATATGTCACACATTGAGCTGCGGAATATGCGTCATGCAATTCTCTTAAAGTAGTCTTTTTGTCTGCATATACTGAATCCAATGCAGCATCGATTTTGGCATTGAGGATCCTCGTCGCCTTGTTCTTATTCTGCGGTGATGCCTTTTGCATCGTTACAGTGACCTTCTTAACCTTCTCCGTGAGCGGATCTGTGTACCGCTCACAATACTTTACAGTTCCATTTTTTTGTATTTCTGACCACATAATATCAACTCCTATCTAAAGATAGGCATAAAAAATAAGCCTATCAAAATGAGAAGGCTTGTGATATAATGTAGTTTGCTGATACGTTATTCATAAGCCTTCGGTTTGTGGGTAACTTCCCCCAGATGTTGGTAGCATCTGGGGGATTTTTTATAATATGAAGATGATATTATTCATCCTCATCATCTGTCTCATTCGCTGTTGAATATTCAGAGGTATATGCTTCAGAACTTGACAGTGACTGTCTGTATTCTTCAGCAAGCATTGTTCTGTTGAACTCTGCAGTAGGGCAGATCTCATTTACAAGTTCTTCAAGTTCATCTATTGATACATTAAAGAACTCTTTTCTAAGATTTACCTTGTTTACTCTGCGATCATTAAGTCTCTTGTGAAGTTCGGTTTCAAGACCGGAAGCGTCATCAGAGAAAATAAAGCTGTGTACATCAAATTTGAACGGAACAGAAGCATCTCCAAGTTCATTAACTCTATCCTGTGGATTTATTCTTCTTGTCATTCCCACTTTGAATACATTCTCACCAAATGAACCCAAGTTGCTGATAATATAAACATTACCAGCTTTACCATTTTGCAACTTTGCTATTTCATCCTTTTTGATTGTTACATCTGCAAGCTGAGCCTGCAGTTCAAGGATACGAGCTTGCAGAGCAGCAAGGGCTTCACCCTCTGAAGCTTCCGCCTGTTCTTTGAGGGAAGATATCTGATTCTCATATTTTGACTCTTCAAGCTCCACTTTTTTACGTTCGGCCTCAAGGGCCTTGCGCTCCTCTGCCTCCTGACGCATCTGCTCTTTGATTGCAAGCTGTTCTTGCTTTGCCTGTTCTTTCTTGACGTAGTAGTTATACTCTATCTTTGCAGCATTAATGAAAAGATATTCCATTTCACCTATGAACTTAGTAAGAGTTCCAGCAATTGTTTGATTACCTTCAGCTGCAATCTTTAGATACTTAGCACAGATATCTTTTATTTGTTCAATACCGTTATCAAGCTTGTCATATTTTAAATTGTACAAGACGTTCTGCATCTCAGATTCCAGCCCCTTGACAATGAGGTCGTAAATCGTTTTGTTGGCTTTAGTAGTGTATCTGATAGCATATTGCTGTCTGAGAGTGTCAATGGATTTCTCATTTTCTCTGTATGCTTTTCGCAAGCTTTTTATATCCATACAATGTAATTTAAGGATAACAGATGGGACAATGAGATTAGAATCCTCAATATCTGATTGGCTAATTCGGCATTCGTTATATGGAATGTCAGCAGTAATGAAGTTATCTAATGCATATTCAATACTGCTGTAGATCTCCTTAGCACGAGAGATCTTTCGCTCCTGGGTCGCTACTGATTTTTGCAGTTTATCATCTTTTGCCTGAAGTGTAGCAATGTCTGAACGCAATTTATCTATAGTGGCAAGGTTTTCGGATATTTCGGCATTCACCTGGTTAAGCTTAGCCATCGACTGCTGATGGTCATGCAACCCTAAATCCTGCATAGTCTTATTCATGTCTTGCATTGCTTGATTCATCTGAGCATTCTGAGCCGCAAGTTGGGCATTCTGTTGACTAATTTGTTGATTGGTTTCTTTTTGTTCCTTTTCGTCCAAGGTCTTCATTATCATCAATACTATGCCGCCGATTGCTGGAAGTATAAGAAACCAGCATGCGCATAGAATAGCAATAAACCATGTACTTAAATACCATTTGTTTTCTTGTTTTTGATTCATTGAATCTCTCCCTTCATTTGTTAATTATTTTTGCAACCCATGTGCATAAGCCTCAATGGTATCTACAGAGCTAGTGTGTTTATCGAAGTCCGCTCTGATGATATGATTGAGTGCATGGATATAAGCATCGTTAAGCTGCTCCTGTGTGAATCGTGTATTAAGAAAGATAGTATATGAACCATCTTCATTGCAGGTAACAGTTTCTTTAACTTTTGTAGTCTTCAGATCCATCATCTGTACATTTATATCATACAATTAACTCATCCCCCTTGTAACATAGTCGTAGATACAATAACAAATACCGTGGGATGTTTTTTGTACATTATCGTTTCTCTTTATTCTTGAGAGCCAAGAGCATACGCTGTACTATCTCTAAATCTTCGGGTTTGGCATCCCTTGCGGCATCGAAGAGAAGAGAGAGCTGTTTGTTCTCGAATATCTCTTGTGCTTTCTGAGCTGTTTCATCGTCAAAGTAATATGTAGGTTTGTTTTCCGATTCGACTATTAAATCTCCCGGTTCAACATGCAGGTATTTAGCAATATCTATAATTGTATCAATTTTTGGAACTCTTGCACCCGAGCACCAATTTGATACTGTTGATTTTTCATATCCAAGATCGTTGACTAAATCACTTTGAGCTTTGTCGTTTAGCATAAGATAATATTTTAATAATCTAGCAAATTGGTTTGTACCCATCTGATCACGTCCTTTCTTATGTCTTGATTATACACAAAATGAATACTTATAGCAAGCAAAAAGCAAAAAAAGTTTTCATTCTGCTTGACAGTTCACAAAAAGAATACTATAATGCAATTACAAGATGAAAGAGAGGAGGCGAAATATTGAATAGTTTAAAGATAAGATTATCAGCTGTTAGAGTAAATGCTGGACTTTCACAGCAGGATATAGCTGATAAAATGGGCGTTTCTCGTATTACTGTTGGTAATTGGGAAAGCGGTAAGGTAAAGATGAAAGAGGCAGAATTAAGAATGTATGCAGATATTTGTAGTTTTCCTAGGGAAAATATTTTTTTGCCCTACTAGTTCACAAAATGAATACTAAAAATAGAAAGGAGAGGCATGATAAACAGCATAAATTCAAAGCTGGTAGACATAGCAGAGAAAACGAAAGATATAGAAGAATTCTCTGAGGTGAGGAAAGTTCTCACTGACGAGGAGATAATTTTCTATTATATCGCAAAGAACTGTGAATTGTCGGAAACGTATGACGGCGAGGAGTGCGTTATCAAGGACATCTTAAAAGTACTTGGAGCAAAGAAATACTCGGTAAAGCACTCACTACACCTACTCGATGTGACAAAAGAGGTTCTTAAATCAATTGCCAGATTCGAGTTTTAGATCATCCACTTATCACCATGTTGTTTCTTGATTTCAGTAAATGAAATTTTATTCTTTACATAATCGTCAAGAAACTGTTCAGGTGTTGTGGCAGTTGATGTCTTGACTGTGTAAGCCAGTGCAATGTCTTCAATATTTGTCAAGGCATCTTTAAAGGAATCTTTTGACATAGTTTCACCTTCTTTCGTATGAATTGGTGTTGGTAGCACCTACGGAAATTATAGGGTGAAATAACGAGGACGACAAGAGAAAGGAGAGGTAAGAAATGGATATAACAGGAATTAGATATGTAAAAGCCGGTCCATATATGACAAAAGCCGAGATTGCCGAGGAATTTGGAATATCGATAAGAACGGTATGTAACAGATTATCGGAGCTGGCGATATACATTGCAAAAGGAAGATACAGTGAATACACCATATTGGATGGTTTTGGTGTGACATATGTCAACTATCTTGCGCTTGTAGACTTTATGCGATACCGCAAAGAATTGAAAGCCGGCAGAAGAGTACCACCGTTCAATCCTAAGAAAGTTGCAGAAGGTGGGACGGTGTTGCAGGATGCGCAGTGAGAAAGGAGAGACATGCATCACTACATAACAAAATATACGGAGAATGGGAACAGATACGTTGAATCATGGTTACAGATCAATCTACCATTTGGTAGATGTATTTGTTTCAGCAGAAAAAGGATGAAAATATAGGAGCCACCGCTTGCCTAGATGACCCCCATAAGAATTAAACCTTTTTCCAGTTACGACCTTTTTCCTGTGTTGGAGGAAGTCGATCACCTTGATCGATATGCACCTGTCTTGGCTTTGGTACAGATCCGCCTCGTGGCCCTACTTCCTTATAACTTCCAGGAGATAAGTTGTCAGTGCCTGGTTTGTATAACGGAGTACTCATAATATTCACCTCATTTCTAAATATATAGTCATGAACACTTGTTCACACACTATATATAGTATTCAAAGAAAGGAAAATGTCAAGTGGATAAGTATACAATACTACAAGTTATTGAGAAAGAGAGACTTAGACAGGGAATGTCAAAGCGTGAGTTGGCTAAAAAGGCAGGAGTTACCGACCGGAGCCTGTACATGTGGGAATCAGATCAAAGAGGAATGACCTTGACCAATGCAGACAGCTTACTAAAAGCGGTTGGAATGACGCTAGTTATAGATATAGAGAGAAAGGAAAGGAGAAATCGACATGGTAAAGAAGATAACACCGAATCAGGCGGCTGAAGTGATGGGATGCTCCCCTCAGTTTGTGAGAATCGGAATGCAGAGAAACTTATTGGATATAGGTGATGCGATCAAGATGTCAAGCATCTGGACTTATAACATTTCTCCGGGAAAGCTTGCAGCGAGACAGGGCATCACAATAGAGCAGTTAAATGATCTCATAAAAACTATGGGATGAAAGGAAAGGGGTGAGTTGGTAGTGAAAAAGAAGATATGCAAATGTGCTGTTGGAATCATGTTCTTTATTGGCTTCATGCTTATATATGGAGCGGCAAGCTCGGTGGCATTTGCGGAAGAAATGAGGATCATGGAACCGTGGTATGCGCACCTTGGACAGGCATTTGTCGGAGTGCTGCTGACACTCCCTTATCTGGTAGGCAGGAGAAGAAAAGCATGGTTGAGATGAAAGTGTTATCCAGTCATGAAGAATGGCTCAAGGCAAGAACAACAAAGATAGGTGGTTCGGATGCTTCGGCTATTGTGGGAATGAACCCATATAAAAGCAATGTGGAGCTTTGGAAAGAAAAAGCATATGGAATTGAACCGGTGGATATATCGGATAAGCCATATGTGAAATATGGAACAGAAGCTGAGCCGCTTCTCAGGGAATTGTTCAAATTGGACTATCCGGAATATCAGGTGTGTTATGAAGAGAATAACATTTGGTTCAATGACAAGTATCCGTGGGCACATGCATCTCTTGATGGATGGCTCATAGATCAGGGTGGTCGTAAAGGCATATGGGAATGTAAGACCACGAATATCTTACAGTCCATGCAGAAAGAGAAGTGGGATCACAGGATACCGGATAACTATTACATACAGGTGCTGCATTACCTGATGGTTACAGAGTTTGACTTCGTAATACTTAAGGCACAGCTTAAATCTGTATATGGAGAGAATGTGTACTTACAGACAAGACATTATCCGATAGAACGGTCGGAGGTTGAAGAAGATATCAAGTATCTGATCGAGGAAGAATCAAAGTTCTGGGAGCATGTACAGATGAAAAAAGCACCGGCACTGAAATTACCGGAAATATAGTAAAGGGGTGAGAGAAAAATGTATTACAGAATTTGCAGTAACTGTGGAGCGAATCTTGATCCGGGAGAGCGATGCGACTGTGAAGAGGAGAGACAGAAACAGACAGACCGGATCATGAGCATGATGAAAATAAACAAAGATGGTCAGTATGAACTGGCTATGGTGGGAGGATGTACATGGAATTAAGAGTGAATGAGGTAGCAATACCGGAGGAGATTAAAGTTTTAAACTTTGAAGAACTTAAGGCTGAACTTAAGGATAAGGCTGAATACTATGGATCTCTTTTATATACAGATGAGCAGATCAAGGATGCTAAGGCAGATAGAGCAATGCTGAACAAATTTAAGAATACAGCGAACTCTGAACGTATCAGAAAAGAGAAGGAATATATGAATCCGTTCAATCAGTTTAAGTCTCAGATTAATGAGCTCATAGCAATCGTTGATAAGCCTATTGCAGTGATAGATGAGAGAATTGCTGCTTACAATGATGAACAGAAAGCACAGAAGAAGAAAGCTATTGAAGAACTGTTTGCCGGCATGGGCTTTCAGAGTTTCGTTACACTTGAAAAGATTTGGGATCCTAAGTGGCTGAATGCATCCACTTCGATGAAAAGCATTGAGGAACAGATGAGAGCAAGAATGTATCAGATCGGCGATGATGTGTATACACTCAGCCAGCTTCCAGAGTTTGGATTTGAGGCTACAGAGGTATTCAAACAGACGCTTGATATAAACAAGGCCATCTCAGAGGCTAAGAGGATGTCAGAGATTGCCAAGGCAAAGACTGAAGCTGAGGCAAGGAGAAAAGCTGAGGAAGAGGCAAGAAAGGCTGCAGAAGAGGCAAGACGAAAGGCAGAGGAAGAGCGCAAGGCACAGGAGATCAAAGAAGAACAGACAGAACCGCATGAGCAGGCTGTGACACCGCCAGAACCGGTGCAGAGTGCTGACAGCACACAGGAGAGAATGGTAGTCAGATTTGAGGTATTGCTCACAACGGAAGATGCTTATGCATTGAAAGAGTTCTTTAAGAGTAGAAGCATAGAATTTAAAGCTATTTAGGAGGAAAAAGCATGATAGAGGTAAAAGGAAGTCATTTGAGAATGGAAGGCTCAGAGGATGAAGTAGAATCACAGGTAGCTGCTGTTTTGGCAGGATACACACGATTCTTACATAAAAACTATCCACCGTGTGTTGCAAAAGAGAAATTAGACAATGTCATAAAGCTTGGTTCTTTTACAGATGAGGAACTTGACGAGGAGATTAAGAAAACAAAGGAAAAACTTGATCAGTTGTTACATGAACTTTTTAGCTTTAATGAGGAGGACAAATAATGGCAGTTAATAATAGTTTAGTGAAAAAAAGCAAGGCACAGCAGAATTTGGGAATTACAGCATACCTTACACAGGATGCTATAAAAAATCAGATTAATCAGGTAGTTGGTGGTAAGAATGGACAGCGTTTCATTTCTGCTATCGTATCAGCATATAACACCAACCCTACACTTCAGGAGTGCACAAATCAGTCGATTCTTTCAGCAGCACTTCTTGGTGAGAGTTTACAGCTTTCACCATCTCCACAGCTCGGACATTATTACATGGTCCCGTTCAATAATACCAAGGCAGGTAGCAAAGAGGCACAGTTCCAGATGGGATATAAGGGATATATCCAGCTGGCTATCCGATCCGGCCAGTATAAGCGGCTGAATGTCGTGGCAATTAAGGAAGGTGAGCTGGAATACTTCGATCCGCTGAATGAGGACATCAAGGTTAATCTGATGGTCGATGACTGGGACAAGCGTGAGAAAGCTGAGACAATCGGCTACTATGCCATGTTTGAGCTGGTAAATGGATTCAGAAAGACGATGTACTGGAGCAAGGCACAGATGCTTGCACATGCTGATAAGTATTCACAGGCATTCTCAAAAGATGCTACGACAGTGAAATCAAAGTATGGAGAAAAGCAGAAGGTATCATTTGCCGACTACGAGGCTGGCAATTATGACCCTCGTGATGCATGGATGTATTCCTCATTCTGGTACAAGAATTTTGATGGAATGGCATATAAAACAATGCTCCGTCAGTTAATTTCCAAGTGGGGTGTTATGAGTATTGATCTTCAGAGCGCATTTGAGCGTGATATGACCACTATGGATGGAGATGGAAATGTGACCTATGTGGAAAACGATACAGAGGAATATGTTGATTCCACTGCATCAGAACCGGAAGCAAAACCGGAACCGGAACAGGGCAAGGAAAAAGCACCTGTTATTGAACAGTCGCAGACTACACAGCAGAATCCTGCCGCCGCTGCACTGTTTTCATAAATAATACTTGTTCATGGCAGATACACACATCACACAGTATAAGCCATTGTATATAGCCCTGCCGCTGATCCGGTGGCAGGGAGAAAGGAGCATTGATTGATGAATCCACAGTGGATAAAGAAAGCATCATTGGACAGAAAGTACAGGAATAAAAAGGTTGAGGTCGATGGGATACTGTTTGACAGTAAGAAAGAAGCAAACCGGTACATGGAGCTTAAGCTGCTTGAGAAAGCAGGAGAGATCACGGACCTCAAGAGACAGGTCAGATACGAGCTTATACCGAGACAGAGAGAACAATCAACTGAGATGTACAAGGCTGGACCTCATAAGGGCGAATATAAGCCCGGTAAGGTCATAGAACAGAGCTGCTACTATGTTGCCGATTTTGTCTACAAAGAGGGTGAGAATATAGTCGTGGAAGACACCAAGGGCATGAGAACGAAAGATTATGTGATTAAGCGGAAATTGATGCTCCACCGTTATGGAATACGAATTAAGGAGGTATAGAGGGTATGATGACAGACCTCATTGAAGAGAAGAAAAAAGAGCTGATATCAACACAGGATGTTGTTTATGAAGTCCTTGAAAAAGATATAGCAGCAAGAAGTAGTGATAACCGGTTGTACTATCTCGTATGTAAGCAGATTGGAGAAAAGCATGGATACAATATTGATCATGTTTCTGTGCCAAAGTTCTTCCTGCATCTGTCAGAGTTCGGCTTACCAACAACCGAGACAGTGAGACGCACAAGACAGAAGATACAGGCGGCAAATCCGTGGCTTGCCGGTAACAGATGTGTGCGGAAGATGCGGCAGAAGAATGAGCAGGCTTTCAGGGAGTATGCAAGAAAATGAAAGGAGTACAGTGGCTATGAGTGATAAAAAGAGCTTCGTCTTTTATACCGAATATAGAGAGCATTTAGAAATGCTTCCACCAGAGCAGATCGGTGAGTTGATGTTAGCTCTGATTGATTATCAGGAGACCGGTGAAGTCCCTGATCTGCCAAAGGGTAGTGCTCTTGCTATGTGCTTCTCATTCATTAAGAAACGGATGGATAAAGATAATATCAAGTATGAGGAGAAGTGCGAACGGAACAAGGAGAATGGGAAAAAGGGTGGCAGACCTGCAAAAGAGCCGGTTATTGAAGAAACCGACAATAACCCAAAGAAACCGAATGGTTTTTCAGAAAACCGAACGGTTATTGAAGAAACCGACAATAACCCAACAGAACCCAGAAAAGCCGATAATGAATATGATAGTGATAATGAATATGATAATGATTGTGATAATGAGGAGTATATACATACTCCAGAAAAAATATGTGCTAACGCACATACAAAAAAGGCGGTCAAGTCACACAAGAAGCCAGATCCGGTCGTGTATAGTGATGTGCCGGAATTGGATGAGGCTATTCATGAGTTCATTAAATTTCGCAAGGGTATGAAAAAACCGATGAGTGACAGGGCAGTTACCTTGATGATGAACAAGCTTGAGACATTATCCCATGACAAGTATGAGCAGGTACAGATACTGAACCAATCGATCATGCAGGGATGGACAGGGGTATATGAGCTTAAGGGAGAGAATAAGCAGTATTCCCATTCACCAAGAGCAAGTAACAACCGGGTAGCGGATCAGTTGGATGAATCATACAAGATGATGGCAGACTGGGCGAAAGAGAGAGCAAAACAGGAGATCATACATGAGCATGAAACAAAATAAACGATGTAACACCTGCAGACACAACCAGACCTGTACGCTTTCAGATACAGGCAGAGTATTACATGTCTGTGATCTTGATAATTCGTACATAGACGAGATCCGTCAGATGCATGGCAGGTGTGAAAAGTGGAGAGGAGTAAAGCGGAATGACGGAACAGGAGTTTGCAAAGTTCGCCATGGGGCTAAAGACATACTACCCCAGAGAGAATCTACTGCCGAATAGACCGGCAATGGAGCTTTGGTACAGACAGCTTCAGGATCTGCCGTATGAAGTGGCAGAAGCAGCACTCAACAAATGGGTATCAACAAACAAATGGTCTCCAAGTATCGCAGAGATACGTCAGATGTGCTGCGAGGTCAGACAGGGCGAGATTCCGGCATGGAGCGAAGCATGGGAGACTGTCTTACATGCGATCCGGATATATGGATCATACAGACAGCAGGATGCAATGTTCACATTTGATGATCTGACAGCCAGAACTGTGAAACAGATCGGCGGGTTCGTCAGCATCTGCAGAAGTGAGAATATTGACATAGACCGGGCAAATTTCCGGATTGTGTATGAAGAACTGGCAAAACGCAAACAGAAGGATGCCTTGATTCCGGTACAGCTTAGAAGTGCTATACAGCGGATCCAGAGCAGGAGCCAGATGATGTTAGAAGGGAGACAGGATGATGTATAGGTGCACGGATTGCTTTTATGAGTTTGATGAACCGGACATGGTCCGGGAGTGCATCGGTGAATATCAGGGACAGCCGGCATATGAACATACAGCAGTGTGCCCAAGTTGTGGATCCGGTAGTTTTGAAGAGGTGGCAGATGATGGAGATTGAGGAAGCTATCAAGCATGAGAGATGGGAAGCAAAATATGTTGGATTGGAAGATGCAGATGATACAGCTATTGAACTGAACAGACAGTATCATACAGAGATCGCAGATATGCTTGAGGAGTTGAAAGAACTCCGGAGCAGATAAAAATAAATCAAAGAAAGGAGCCGAACCTCCGGCCGGGGTAACGATATATCGGGTTCCTTTTAAAAAAATGAATGAAGAAAAAGACGATTTGATCCTTCGTGTATTTGGCGAGGATGGAGAGCTGGACATTGATAAGCCAGATGAGGGGCTTGCTGAGTACAAGCAGCGAAAGAAAGAAGCGAGAGATCGCATGATTGCGTTACAGAGACAACCGTATGAGGTCAAAGTTGCACGATCAAAATTAAGAGCCTATGAGTTCATAGAGCAGATGGACAAGCGAGATAAAAATGCTCATGTGAGTGTGGGTGGACTTGATAGTATCACACTACACGTATTCCTGAAGTCGATAGGAATCAATGTTCCAGCGGTATCGGTATCATCTCTGGAAGATAAGAGCATACAGAGGGTACACAAAGCTCTTGGAGTAACGATTTTGAAGCCGCTTAAGACAAAAGTAGAAGTGCTCAATGAAGTTGGATTCCCGGTTATCAGTAAGAGAATAGCTGGCAAGATTGCCCTACTTCAGAACCCTACAGAGAACAATAAGACCGTCAGACATGCGATTATCACAGGGGAATGTGGAGAGCTTGGACACTTCCAGAAAAACAGCCGTATGAAGCTTCCACAGAAGTGGCTCAATCTGTTTGGCGGATATGAGAACGAGAATGAAGGGGTTATGTATTACAAACCGAATTTCAAGGTATCAAATGATTGTTGCTATTATTTGAAAGAAAAGCCATGTGACGACTGGGCAAGAACACATTCAAGCTTTCCGTTCCTTGGAATGATGGCATCTGAAGGTGGGCAGAGAGAAGAAGCTCTCACAGATCATGGATGCAACTACTATGGAAAGACGGTAATGAGATCAGCACCATTTGCACCATACCTCAGATATGACATATTAAGACTTGCGCAGGAGATGGATGCCTGGTATCACGATCACACAGATGTGTTTGCAAAGCTTTATTATGAGCAACCATACAGCAAGGACAAGGATGGAAATGTAATACCGTATGAACCGGTTGATACGATCATACCGGCTATATATGGTCAGGTCGTGAATGATAACGGGGAACTTAGGACAACAGGAGCACAGAGAACCGGATGCAGTATGTGTGGTTTTGGAATTCACATGGAAGAACGACCGCACAGGTTTGACAGGCTCAGAGAACGGAATCAAAAGGAATGGGAGTTTTACATGTACCGGTGCTGCACGGATCCGAAGACTGGTGAGAAGTTCGGTTGGGGAAGAGTGTTAGATTACATAGGTGTCGCATGGGAAGATGAACCAGCGGTACAGATGAATATTTATGATTACCCGGAGGTGCAGCCATGATAAACGGAGAACTTATCGTTGATAACTTCGCCGGTGGTGGTGGAGCATCAACAGGAATTGAGATGGCAACAGGATACAGTGTTGATATAGCTATTAACCATGACCCGGAAGCCATAAGGATGCATAAGGTCAACCATCCAAACACAAAGCACTATTGTGAGAATGTGTGGGCGGTTGATCCTGTGAAGGCCTGTGAGGGACACTCGGTAGCTCTTGCCTGGTTCTCACCAGACTGCAAGCATTTTTCAAAGGCCAAGGGTGGCAAGCCAAAGGATAAGAATATCAGAGGGCTTGCATGGGTAGCATGCAGATGGGCGGCACTTGTGAGACCGAGAGTGATTATGCTTGAGAATGTCGAAGAGTTCAAGACATGGGGACCGCTCAACAGAGGACATCATCCGATAAGGGCAAAGCAAGGAGATACATTCAGGCAATTTGTAAAGCAGCTCAATGAGCTGGGATATGAGGTACAGTTCAGAGAGCTTGTGGCGGCAGACTACGGAGCACCGACCAAGAGAAAGAGATTCTTTATGATCGCAAGGTGCGATGGTGTACCTATCATGTGGCCAAAGCCTACACATGCGCCAGCAGACAGTGAAGAGGTCAAGGCGGGATTGCTCAAACCTTATGTTGGAGCGTATACACAGCTTGATTTCAGCTTACCTTGTCCGAGTATCTTTGATACATCAGATGAGATCAAGGAGAAGTATGGCATCCGGGCGGTGAGGCCGCTTGCACCAAAGACTATGCAGAGGATTGCAAGAGGGCTGAAGAAGTTCGTTCTGGATAATCCGGAGCCGTTCATCATCCAGTGCAATCATGGCGGCGATAGAAAGCCACAGGACATAAGAGATCCAATGCCGACGATTACAGGGAAGCACGGATATGGAGTTGTAGAACCATATATGGTTCAGATAGGTCAGACTGGATTCTCTGCAGATCGTAGCAAAGATGTGAGAGAACCACTTACTACTATTGTCAGCAAGAATGAGCACTGTCTAATAAGTCCTACACTTATTCAATATCATTCGGAGACCAATTCAGATGAGGTAAGAGGTCAAGGTATAGAGAATCCGATCATGACAGTAGACAGCTCAAACAGATATGGCCTTGTGACTTCGTTCCTCAGCAAGTTTTACAAGACAGGGGTAGGACAGGATGAGAGAGAGCCATTGCATACAGTGACAACATCAGCCGGACATTTTGGAGAGGTCAGAGCATTCCTGATTAAATACTACGGAGAGGGTACAGGTCAAGATATAGAACAGCCGCTTGATACAGTGACATCAAGAGACCGGTTCGGCCTTGTAACAATCCAAGGTGTTGAGTATCAGATAGTGGACATTGGTCTCAGAATGCTTGAGCCAAAGGAGTTATATGGGTGCCAAGGGTTTCCGGATGATTACATCATAGATCATGACAGCACAGGTAAGACATATTCAAGAAGTGAACAGGTTAAGAGATGTGGAAATGCAGTCTGCCCACCTATACCGGCGGCGATGGTAAGAGCAAATTTACCAGAGCTTTGCTTGAGAAAAAGAATGCCAAATATACGGATAGGAGAGGATGACAATGGGCAACTGTGTTTTGTATAGAATAGATAAAGGAGAAACAACATGACAAATTTTGAGATAGAAATTACATACAACATGATCTGCCGACCGGGGCAGGTCGTGCGGATCCATACAAAAGAAACCACCAGTGGGCGGAATTTTATCATGACATGGAAGAAATGGACCATTGTGGAGGTTCACGATCATCACATAGTGATGAAGAGCGAATACGGCTACCGGGAGAGCTTCACCAGAATAGATATTGTTGAGATGATCAGGAGAGGAGAGATTCGATGGAAATAGTACCAGTACAGGATAAGAGCTGTGAGACATGCAAATACCAGAGCAGATATAAAACAGATGAACCATGCGCACACTGTACCAAGAATGCGACGGATAACTATGAGCCAATGACAAACGGAGATTATATCCGGTCGCTCAGTGATGCAGATCTTGCGCAGATTGTAATGTGCCCGAATGAGATAGGGTTTGATGAAGTAGAATGCCACAAGCATGATAAGTTTTGCCAGGAATGTACATTGAACTGGCTTATGGCAGAAAGAGAGGTTGAGGTGGATGAAAATATATGAATATAAGGGCAAGCATTATAGTGAAGAAGACACGTCTCTTTATGATGAGGATTATGGTGGAGATTTATATGATCTGTATTGGGAATTAAAGCAGGATGGTGAATGTGATGAGGATACGGTTTATTATGCACAACCTGATGGAGAAAATAACTATTCAAGTCCAGAAGAATTGATTGAATCAGAGTTTTCGGACTTAGTAATTGATGAGGAGGAGAGTGACGATGATGAAAGATAGGTATTTATTCAAGGCAAAGAGAGTTGATAATGGAGAATGGGTTACAGGATATTATGTAAAAGGTTTAGATATGTATGACAAAGAAGTTCATCTAATATTTGAACCTGCCACAATATTTTATTCTAATGGCGAAACAGATGGGTGGAACGAAATAGACCCGCCCACAATCTGCCAATGCACAGGCTTAAAAGATAAGAATGGTAATCTTATTTGGGAGAATGATATTGTAAAAGATTTCTTCAGTGATGCGTGCGCACCAATTAGATATGGCAGTTATCAAAACTGTTTTGATAGCACAAAAGCAGAGCATATCGGATTTTATGTAGATTGGTCGGGAAAGTATACTAAATATTACAGAAAAGATTTTGGTTATTGGATTCATATGGTTGATATAGAAGTTATTGGCAACATATTTGACAATCCAGAATTATTAGAAAGTGAGGAATAATATGACAGAGCGTGAAGCTATCGAAGAACTAAAATATGATTGCAATGAACTTGGTAAAGCAATTCCATGTGATACTTCATGGGGAAGTTCTTTTGAAAATGCTTATGGAATGGCAATACAGGCACTTGAAAAACTTGCAGAGTATGAGGACTTAGAGAAGCATGGCAGACTTATCAAGTTACCTTGCAAGGTGGGGGATACAGTATGGGATATTGACTATGGCATACCTTTTGCATGTACAATAACAGCCTTTTCATTTGGTGAATGTGAAGAATACATTTGTGAACCTGTTACAACAAAAGAAGTCGTATTCTATTATGCAAAATCGAGTGGAAGTATCACAGGAAGTTTTGCAGAAAGTGCAATCGGTGAGTCGGTATTCTTGAACAAATCCGAAGCAGAAGCAAAACTGAAAGAATTGAGAGGTGGAGAAGATGAATGATAAGCAGAGCAATCTAACAGTCAAAGAAGAGGAAGATTTACAGAGTGTGAGAACAATAAATATAAATAAGGCTAAGGTCGATAGCTTAGAAATAATTGTACGAACGATAGATGATAAGCCTTATTATGAATTGAAGTACAGACTGGTTGGTGAAAAAGACTATTCTATTGGATATAGTTCTTACGATTTAAAAATTGTATTAGGTTGCATTGATAAATATTTTAAAATTGTGAAAAGCGATAAGCAGACCAATGCAGACAGAATAAGGAATATGTCGGATGAAGAGTTGGCGAGTGTACTATTTAGTGGTTGTATTGATTCTATGAATTTGGAAAAGTGCCCTTGTGTTAGTGAAAGTGAACTCGATAACGATAAAATTAGAAAAATGTGTAAAAAATGCACACTTGAATGGCTTCAATCAGAAGCGGAATAGGAGAAAACATGGCTAAGTCGGATAGAAAGTTACATGAGGCAAGAATGGCTGGTGCAATATGGATCATGAAGCTGATCGAGGATAAGGGCATGGAAGAGGCTAAGAAAGAGCTTGCAGCAAGGAGAGCCATGTTCATTCCGTTAGAGATCAACCAGGCACAACTGGAAGAATCAGTTGAGAAGATCAAGATGAATACGATCGATACTGTGCTGATCATGTCCTGTATGGTGTTGAGAGATGAGTTTGGATTTGGACAGAAAAGGATCAAACAGTTCTTTGACCGATTCAATTTGAAGACAGAGTGTATATGTGATGGAGATGTGATCTGGGATGATTTCATAGATGCACTGAGGGAAGAAACCGGAATAGAGTTCTCCATCAGAGAAAATAAGTAAGTGAGGTGATAAGATAGTGAATATAGCGAAAGAGTACCTGAAACAGGTCGAAACGCTTGATACGAAAATACAGCAGAAGAAGATAGAATTAGATAGCCTTAAGGACAATGCAATAGGCTTGGGAGCATTTGACTATTCCAAGGAGAAAGTACAGACAAGCGCATCTGAATCATTGAGCGTGAAAGTAGCGAAGTATGTTGATTTTGAGAGAGAGCTGCAGGAGGATAATGCCAGATTTGCGGAACTCAAGCATAGAGTGATCAATCAGATCCACAGTTTGAACAATCCTATCTACATGAAGATTCTGTTTAAGAAGTATATAGAGTACAAGTCATTAAAGGATATAGCATCTGAAATAAAGTATTCATATGACAGGACAAAACATATTCATGGAGTTGCTCTTGAGGCATTTCGGATAAAGATTTTGAAAAGTTGACACCAAATAGCACCATTTAGCACCGAATAGCACCTAGCAACTGTGATATACTGTAGTGGTAAAATTATATAGTATTGATTCATAAGGGACATAGCCGTTGCCATAGGTTGTGTCCCTTTCCTTTATGCCCAGTGGTTATACAAACCCTCTCCCACCCCTTTAATGTGAATGATAATCTCTTGCCACTGGGCTATTTTGTTTGAGGTGTGATATGAGTGAGATTAAAAGGTTTGAGGTCGTGAGGCCTGAATATAGTTTTGAATACATACATCCTGTACTTGGTAGATTGGCATTACCGATAGCCATGATAAAGGTGATGGTTAAGTGCACTAAGATATACAAACTTCAGCCGACTATAAAGTTGGGTGTGAAAGTAAAGAGTGTATGTAAACCGCTGTACAAGATTGTGATCCCGAAGAGAGTGAGAAAGAAACAGAAGTAATAGAAAGAAGGTGTGACATTATGGCTAAACTGACAGCTAAACAGCAGAGATTCTGTGATGAATACCTGATTGACCTTAATGCCACACAGGCGGCTATAAGGGCGGGATACTCAAAGAAAACAGCATATAAGGCAAGTGATTGGCTGAATGAAAAAAGCCAAGAAAAACCAAGTTCAAAATTTAATAGAGCTATGAGGGAGTACATAGACAATAGACTGGCCGAGAAAGAAAAAGCCTTAATTGCCGATCAGGACGAAGTCCTTAAGTATCTCACTTCTGTGATGCGTGGTGAAAGCGTATCAACTGAGATAGTTGTTGAGGGCACTGGTGATGGGTGCTCAGAAGCAAGGGCAATGGAGAAAGAACCATCGGAGAAAGAACGCTTGAAAGCTGCAGAGCTTTTAGGTAAGAGATATGGTCTGTATACCGAGAAGGTGGAGGCTGATGTAGATGCGGATCTCAACATTAACATCGACTATGGCAATGATGACGATGCCGGCGGTGATGCTGATTGAATATTAATATAAAAGCAAATCCGGGGTTCAAGGAAGTAGACCGGAGCAAGAAGCGATATATCGTGATGAAAGGCTCTGCAGGATCAGGGAAGAGTGTTGATACGGCACAGAATTACATATTGAGGCTAATGCAGGACAAAGGCAGAAACCTTGTTGCAATGCGGAAATCTGATATAACAAACAGAGATAGTACATTCGCTGAACTGACCGGATCTCTTTATAAGATATTTGGAGATAAGGTCGATAATTATTGGAAAATCAATAGAAGTCCGTTGAGCCTTACATGTAAACATAACGGAAACCAGATTATATTCCGTGGCATGAACGACGATAGACAGCGTGAAAAGTTGAAGTCAATCACATTTCCACGGGGTAAACTTACGGATGTATGGCTTGAAGAAGCCACTGAATTTACGCAGGCAGACCTAGAGATAATAGATGACAGATTGCGTGGAGAATTGCCACAAGGGCAGTTCTACCAGATAAGAATGACCTTCAATCCAGTGAACAAAAACCACTGGATAAAGAAGGTCTTTTTTGATAGATACGATCCTGATGTGTTGACACATCACAGCACATATTTGGGGAATCGCTTCATAGATGCGGCATATCACCGCCGTATGGAGCGCAGGAAAGAAGTTGATCCTGAGGGATATCAGATATATGGACTTGGAGAATGGGGTGAGATAGGCGGTCTCATTCTGCACAACTGGGAAGTTGCAGAGGTATCTCAGAATCTTAATGATTACGATGATATAGCAATAGGTCAAGACTTTGGATTTAATCATGCCAATGCCATCCTTCTCCTTGGTATTAAGGATGACAACATATACATCATAGATGAGATATATGAGCATGAGAAAGAAACAGCGGAGATCATACCGCTGGCAATTAAGCATGCTATCCCAACTAATAAGATTATGTGGTGTGATAGTGCAGAACCGGACAGAATAAAGACCTGGAAGGGTGCTGGATATAGAGCCAAGGGGGTTAACAAAGGCGGTTCAAACGGATCTGTAAAAGCGCAGATAGACTGGTTGAAAGGTGTGACAGATAAAAGCCATACAGTACGCAGAAGGATATATGTAGCCCCTCATTGTGTAAACACGATCAAGGAGTTGCAACAGTGGAAATGGAAAAAAGATGAAAAGACAGGCGAATATCTTGATGAGCCTGTACCAGTAATGGACGATGCAATGGCAGCTCTTAGGTACGGCATTGAGGGATGGCGCAAGTCTCGTTCATGGCTGATATAAATTAACATGAAGGAGATGAAAAAGGTGTTAACCACTGATGAAATAAAGGTATTGATTGATAATGACAAAATATCAGATAAGAAGCAGTTTGCCCGGGCAGGCGAAAGATACTATGATGGCGATCACGATATAAAAAAATACAGACTATTTTACTATAATGCTGATGGCAAACTCTGCGAGGATAAGACACGGAGCAACGTCAAGATACCGCATCCGTTCTTTACGGAATTGGTTGATCAGTGTACACAGTATATTTTGTCAGGCGACCGTATAGTGATAGCGGATGATACCAAGTTGCAGGATTACATGGATAAGTATTTCAACAACAACGATGAATTTATGGCTGAACTTTCAGATTGCATCACTGATATGCAGGTAAAAGGCTGGGCGTATATGTATGCTTATAAGAATACAAGAGATAAGATGGCATTTGCGGCGGCTGATGCGCTGGATGTAATAGAAGTTAGAGAGAAAGATGCGGATGATGGATGCAAATATACCATATATCACTATATTGAACGAATCGATAAAGGCAGAAAGATAATAAAGCGTATACAGGTATGGGATGAAAAAGAAACTTGGTTTTACACACAGGTTAATGATGGAGAATTACAGCTTGATGAGTCCCAACATGTAAATCCACGACCGCATGTATTGTATACAGAAGGAAACAAAAAGGGCGAAACATATTTTGACGGATTCGGCTATATACCATTCATCCGGCTGGATAACAATAAGAAGCAGATTTCAAGCCTTAAACCGGTGAAACCACTTATAGATGACTATGACTTGATGGCTTCAAGCCTGTCAAACAATCTCATTGACTTTGATGCCCCAATCTATGCAATAAAAGGATTTGAGGGAGATAATCTTGATGAGCTTCAGACAAACCTTAAGACAAAGAAGATAGTTGGTTTGGGGGAAGAGGGCGGAATTGACATTAAAACTGTTGACGTCCCATATCAGGCACGACAGGCGAAGCTTGAACTTGACGAGAAGAATATATACCGGTTTGGAATGGGGCTAAACACCGCAGGGCTTAAGGACACAAGTGCAACTACAAACATTGCAATTAAGGCAGCCTATTCTTTGCTTGATTTAAAAGCAAAAAAGATAGAGAAAAATCTCAAGAAGATGCTGCGTAAGCTGGTTGATATAGTCGTAGATGAGATTAACAATGCGGATGGAACTGCATATCAGGTTGAGAATGTCCGGTTTGAGTTTACCCATGAGATTATGAGTAATGCACAGGAAAATGCACAGATCAAACTGACCGAAGCACAAACCAAGCAGGTAGAGATTAATACGATTTTGAGCGTTGCAAATGTGCTTGATGATGAGACTGTAGTTAAGGCTATTTGCGATTGGTTAGATATTGACTATGAGGAGATAAAAGACAAGTTACCGGCAAAGGAAGAAGACGATACGAAAAAAGCGCAGGATCTGTTGAAAGAGGTAAATGTAGAGACTGGTGGTGAAGAATAAAGATGGAGAATATTACATATTGCAAAATAGATAGCAATTTGAGAAAGATTACACTTCCGGAAAATGAGAAGATACTCGGAGTATATCATGATAAAAATGTGACAAGAAAGCATTTTAAAATGCCGAGATATTATCAGGATAATGACATGTCTGAGTTCAGCATAAAGGTCAATTATGTGAATGAGGACAAGGAAACAGATTGTTATGCCGTTGATGATATGCTCTCAACTGAAGATTACATTACATTTTCGTGGCTTGTAGGTGCTACAGCTTGCAGAGTCCCAGGCATGGTTGGCTTCGTGATCTGCTTTACAAAGATTGATGAGGAATCGAATATAACGCAGGAGTATAATACAGAGCTTTCAGTTTGTAGAGTCCTTGACGGCTGCGAACTTGGAAAGGCAATAGACAGTGAACAGGAGAAAGACATCATTGCACAGTTTGTGAAATATTTGATTAAGGTCGATTCTACTTTGTCCATATCCGGTGAAGCGGCAGATGCAAAGGTCGTTGGTGATTGGTTGAAAAAGATAGAAGAAACGGAAGAAAATCTAAAAAAATCTGTCAGTGATGGCAAGACATTGCTTGCGGAGGCTATCACTGAAAAAGGAATTGATACCGCAAGCGGTGATTCGTTTGCTACGATGGCTGAGAATGTTAGGAAGATCCAGACAACCGGTTATGGTGTGAGCGGTTATATTGATACAACAATAGAAACAAGTGGTGGAATATTTGCAATTTACGGATTGTATACCGTTGAAGAACAGGAGGCGAGTTAATGAGTATCTTAGGGTACAAGATTATAAATCTGTATAAAGTAAAAACAGCAATTGGATCAAGTGCAGAAGAATATGAGGCTGATATAACAGACGAGAAGATGCAGGAGATTGCTACAGCATTGGGCTGTAATTTACAGATCATGACAAGCGGTAGCAAATGGTTGTTGTACAAAGGCACAAATACGGATAATGGTTGGTTGTGCCAAATCGTGTCAAATTATTTTGAAGTAAGGCGATACTTGAATGGTCAAGTAACGACAAGTTCAACCACAGGCACTAATTTACAGTGCCGTGTACAATTTACGGTATCGACACAAGTTAAAAAATTGGTGTTGCGTTACTCAAAAGGTAAAAACGGAGCTACCATTTTTGAGTTTACAAATTATGAAAATGTAAATCTGGCATATTGCATCGCAGATGCATCTGTCATTGGAACAGATGAAAAGATAAGTGTATATGGATATATTTCAGCCGGAACTTATATGCTCTCATTGTCAGATAGCACATCAGTAACTTACAATTTAAGTAATGTGTATGGATTTGCTGATAATCTCGTATTAATGGGGGCGATCGCATTAAAGGATAAGAATGCAATTATCGATGGTCTGTACAGATGTGACATCAATAAAAATACGGATGATCACTATGTATTTGGGTTGGATAATAAAAAATATATGGCGAGTGACGGCGGAGCACACATGAAGTGGGCAATCGAGCTTGATGATTCAATGTTAGAGTAATATGAACAAGAGACAGAAAGAAGTAATCGAGGAACAACTACATAACGAGGGAAAAACTATTGCCAGTCTGAAGCATACATATAAGCAGGCATTGAAAGACTGTGAGCAGAAGATCAGAGAGTTGTCTGCAAGAACTGACATGGAGAATTTGCAGAGCATCATATACCAGAAACAATATCAGGAGGCTTTGAAAGCACAACTTGAAGGTGCTCTAAGCAACTTGCAGTCTAACTCATATGCAACTGTGTCTGACTATCTGACAAAGTGCTATAGAGACGGATACACAGGTGTCATGTATGACCTGCAGCAGACAGGTATTCCGATCATCATGCCGATAGATCAGGCGGCAGTTGTGAGAGCTATTCAGACGGACAGCAAGCTCAGTAAGTCACTCTACGACAAAATGGGCGAGGATATGACATATCTTAAGAAAGCGGTCAGAGCAGAGGTATCAAGAGGCATAGCCAATGGATCAACATGGAATGAAGTAGCTGGTAAGCTCTCAAGACATATGGCAAATACTCCGTTCCAAAAGGCTTATAACAACTCTATCCGAATTGCAAGAACGGAAGGACATCGTATACAGGTACAGTCAGCACTGGATGCTCAGATGGTTGCAAAGAGTAAAGGTGCGGATATTGTGAAGCAGTGGGATTCCACTCTTGATGGCAATACAAGAGATCTGCATAGACTGCTTGATGGACAGATTCGTGAAATAGATGAACCTTTTGAAGCTGGTGGTATACAGGTAGATGCTCCTGGGATGTTTGGAGATCCGGCAGAGGATTGTAATTGCCGGTGCTGCTTATTGCAGAGAGCAAGGTGGGCGCTGGATGATGATGAGCTTCAGCGATTGAAAGATCGAGCGGAATACTTTGGTCTGGATAAGACTTCTGACTTTGAGGAATACAAAGAGAAGTATTTGAAAGTGATTGATGAAATAAATCCTACAAATGTAAATGGAGAAATAATACAGTTTGACTGGAAGGATAAAAATCAATTACGTGAAAAACAGCAGGAAATTATATCAGACCTGTCAAATGAGTACAGGACAAGGCTTCAGAAAGTTACGACAGGGGCAAAACAGTCAGCTGGTAATGTTGATATGTCAGGTGCAGTGATGAGATTATCGGATTCACATGTTAACACTGCTGTTCATGAATTTGCACATACGCTTGCAAATAGTGCAGCAGATAAGTACGGCCTTACTAATGATGCAGATTTTTGGAAAGAAATAAAAAAAATACAAAGAGAATATCACAGAGATGTTGATAAAACATCAGATACATCAAGATGGATCAGTTCATATGAACATAGTAGTAGAAGTGTTGACGAATTTTTTGCCGAGGCATTTACACAGGCAAAAATGTCTAAACTTAAATTGGAATTACCTCCCAAATATGGTGCTGATTTGACATATTCAAACAAGGTATTGGAAGTCATTGATAAGTATTTCAATAAAAAATCTGTTGCAAATGTGGATACAAGTGCTAAAATGATAACAGGTGCAAGAATATTGGACCCTGATAGTAAAGAGGCTACGGCATTTGCTAAAATGTACTATCGTGAAATAAAATCATTTAGTACAGATTGCAAACATATAGCAAATAATATAGGAAAAACGGAAACGGAAATACAGAGCATAAAAGATTATTTATTTAATAATGATTCTTTTGAACCTGATTGCGCTATTGCACAATCATGGCAAAGACTTATGAGTGGTAAGGATATTAAGGATCATGATAAAGTATTAATCGAGCATGAATTGTATGAGATGAAGTTGAAGAAAGAAAATAAAAATATGAGCCATACTGAGGCTCATGCTATTGCTACCAGAAAATACGATTATCAAAAGGGAGTTGATGAATATTATGGTAACCTTGGAAAAAATAAAAAAGACGAATAATATAATATCAGCGGAGTATTTCCCGGAAGATAGTAAGCAGGATGTTGGAACATTTATTTATGATATAGAAAAACATGAAGTTATCGAGCATAAATACTGTCAAAAAGATAGCAAAGCTAATTTGAAGACATATTTTAATAAAGCTATAAAGGCTATTGAAAAATGTATTGAGAATGATAGTTATCCTGAAACAGTAGAATATATGTGGTATTAAAAGCACTCCGCATTAGCAGAGTGCTTTTTTCATGCAATTAAATAATTAGTAATTCAGACCATGATAAAAACATGGTCTTTTTTTATGCCCAAAAAATCGGCTTAAGGCGGTAAAACTGTGACGATAAAATAACTCCGGCAAGAGTGATAACTGCCATGTGTGGCTACGATTAAAGCCAAGAAAGGATGGAACAATGGAATTAAAGGAACTGTTAGGAGAAGAATTGTACAAACAGGTACAGGCAAAGATTGACGAGAAGAACAGCGCAGAGACGGATAAACTCAAGCATGTAAGATATACAGATCTGTCCGAGGGCAAGTACGTCAGCAAAGAGAAGTATGATTCCGAGCTTGAAAAACTCAATGGACTGATCACCGGCAAAGACACGGAGATTGGCAATGCAAATAAGCTCATTGAGG